AGAAATTTTTAAGGTACTTGTTCCTGAAACAATCTTTTTATCTATGGGTACAGGTGGAAATCCTGATAGATATGAAAATGTTGAAAAGTGGCTTAAGTTAAAGTGGATCCAACCACTTATAAACCTTATGATGTCTGCTGACAATTCTTACACACACGATATTATGGAAAGTATATATGCTTCTGTAAATAAAAGCACTGATTATTTCAGATTTGACAAAAAAGTTCCCTTTGATTTTGTGTCTTCAATGGATGATGCATCACCAGAAAATCTAGATATATTAACTTCTACAGCGAAAAAATTTATAACTATGAATTCTTGGCATATAGACATGCTACTAGAGAAACTAAGTAACTTGGATAATTGAAAATATTTTACATTATAATACAAAATACAAATTATGATCTTAAGAAAATATCAACTAGGGGGTAGTGTATTACCTGAAAATTCAAATTTAAATTTGAACCAAACAAATAACAAAACGTCTTTATTATACGGTAAAAATTTAACGGGAAATATGCGTGATAGAAACCTTGATATTTTTGCTGTTGGTGGGCTAGATCACCAGGACGGTTACTTAGACGCTAATGCAGGACTTCAAATTTCTACCCCAAATAAGAATTTGTTTGATCTTGGTGTGCAAGGAAATTTCCGTGGTGGTAAAAATTTCTTCGGCATAGATAATAGAATAAACGCTGGTATTCAGGGTAAGCTGGGCAGTAGAAGATCGCCAGTGTACGGTTCTGCTGGTGGTTACGCTGGTATAGAACACAACAGAGCAGATGGTATGGGTGCCAACAGAGGGTTTTACGGTAATCTTTCCTATAGAAGCAAACAAAATCCTAAACTAACTGCTTTTTTAGAAGGTAAACTTGGTATGAGATCTGATGGGGCAAGTTTTAATAATACTTGGAAACCAGCCAATTCTATAACAGGAGGTGTATCTTATAAACTATAACTTGACAGAGTCAATTATTTTTCCTATATTTACTTTATAAATAAGTAAAATAAGAAAATATGGCAACAATACACACTTACTTTCACGCAGGAGATGTCGTGAAACTGAAACAAAATATTTCAAATAAACCTGAAATGGTTGTTTTGAAAATTAATAAAATTAGACCAACCACAGAAAAATCAGAGGAAAGACGCCCTATATTATTAGGAGTTACTTGCTACTGGTTTTCTACCACCTTTATTTATCAGGAGAGAACATTTTCATCTAAAGATTTAGAAAAAATCGTATGTTGAAATTTATAGTTCATAATGGAAAGGTATGTTTAGACCCTGCCATTATGCTATTGGAAGAATTTTCAGATATACTTGCCTACGGTAAGAAAAAGAAAAATGAAGATTTATCTAATAGGATGTTGTTATACATATTCTTGTGTTGTGATCTTACAGATGACAATTTTTTGCGTGATGTCGATTACAGACTTAAACCTGAGCAAGCTATATCCAGAGCATTTTCTGGAACTATAAAAAAGTTTTCAGCAGTAGAATCAACTCTTATAGACGCAGGTATAGATGCCTACAACTTTTTCAATGAAACTTCAGCTGAAAGAGCAATAATGACTGTGGATAAAAAAATTGATGAAGCAAGAACTATGCTAGACGCCACTGAAATCGAAATTGTTCGTAATATAAAAGATAACGGTGAGGTCACTTTTGTGTCCAATGAAACTATACTCTTTAAAATTGCAGAAAATATAGGGAAACTTATGACTCTGAAATTAGCTGTTTCTGCAGCTGCCAAGAAAATGGAAAACACAGGGAGAGTTCGTGGTGGAAAAGGTTCATCTCTACTAGAACGTGGTAATCTTGTAAGAAAAAATAATGGCGACTAGGAAAATAGACTTGGCCAAGTTACCAAAAATGGTCGGTGTAAAGAATGAATACGACAAATTTGCTTTAGATTTTTTGCTCATAAATGAACATGGGCGAGTTATGAACGGAGAATTTGACGTAACAGAATCACCGGAGAGATTGGTAGGTGTGGCTTCAGGTGATGAAGAAATAAAATTAACTGATTACTTAGTCTACCGACCTATACCTAAAGAATTGTTGCGTTGGCGCGATATTCCGAATTATCATCCTGATAGTCTTGACATGGAAGAATGGTATGCTCCACTTTTTTCATACTGTTACGAAGGGGTTTGGATAGACGGAGAATATTTTAATCCGTTTTTTGTTTATTGGGTAAACATTTTTGTATTCCCAGTGCCTATATACGACTCTAAAGGAAAGCCTACACCTGATTTTGAAACAAGTCATCCACAGTACTGTAATATAGATAGATACTTTTTTGACTATTGCTGGAAAGCTTATCTTAACTCCTTGGATGTCAGTATAATGGGAGGTCGTGGGGTTGGAAAGAGTTTCATGATTAATAATATCTTAGATAGAGAATTCAGATTAATAGTTGAAAGTTTAATATTGGTTTCTTCCACAAATGAAGAAACAACTAATGAAGCGTGGAATAAAATAGAGCAGGGTTTAAATGCTATACCAGCTTTACACAGGGCTTTAAAATTAAAATTGATAACAAATTCATCAGATACTAAACTAGCTGGTGAAAAAATAGAATTACCAGATGGCACTACAGAAGATCGCGGTCATTTATCTCGTTTCGAAAAAATTGTTTACGGTAAAAACCCAGGTAAAACAAGGGGTAAACGTCCAACTAAACAATTAGTTGAGGAGTTTGCGGCATTTCCACCATCTCACCAAAAAGGTTCTTTGGGTGCTTGTAAAAGGGAAAGTCGTGGGTCTTGGTATGTAATGGGTAGTATAAAGAAATGCCAAGTACTATATTCTGGTACAGGTGGTACAGTTGAAAATGACGAAGCTGAAGGGATTTTTTGTAATCCCAAAGCTCATGATATACTTGCTACAAATGATTTTGGTTCACCTACAGGTTTCTTTTGCCCTACTCATATAAAACGAGCAGGTACATGGGAAGTTACAGGTTGCCCAGATATAGTTTTAGCAACACGCGAGGTTAATATTGAGCGTGAAGCTGCAAAAACTGACCCCGCAGCTTATGTAGGTTTGTTGCAAGAATACCCTATGACGATAAAAGAAGTTTTTATGCGTCGTGGTTCTAATATTTTTAACCAAGAAAAAATTGCACAACAACGTATAAATATTACACACAACAAAGATGCACCTAAACCAGGTAAAGGATTCCTTAAATGGGAGCGATCTGAAAACGGTAGAATAGTTGGAGTTACTTGGGCTGAGAGTACCGTTGGGGATATAGAAATTTTAGAACACCCTCATTGGTTATCAGAGATGGCCTTAGATGACGAAAAACTTCCGATGTCAAATTTGTATGTTGGTGGTTGTGATAGTATTGACCAAGGTACTGGAGATTCTTCTTACGCAACAGATAATAAAAAAGGATCTGAGTTGGCTATACTAATTAAAAAACGTATGTTGGCAAAGGGTTACTTCAGAACAACTTCAAATATTTATGTTGCAAAATATAACAAAAGATCACAAGATGTAAAAACTGATTGGGATAACGCTTTGAAGCTGGCTTATTATTTTAATGCTGAAGTAAATATTGAGTACACTAAGATTGGTATTGTAGGACATTTTCGAGATAATGGTTTTTACAACTTACTAAAGAAAAGATGTACTATAAATTTACAAAATGCAGATCCAAACAAGCAAACTACACTTATAGGTACTACAGTTGCAGGTCCAATTATTGATCACACAGATCAAAAGATAAAAGCTTATGTTGATGATTTTTATGATACTATTTGGTTTCCAGAATTATTAGAGCAGCTACAAGATTACAACAGACAAAACAGAACTCCTTCGGATTTTGTTATAGCAATGGGTCTTTGTGAATTATCAGATGAAGATTTAATGGGGAGAGAAGTAAAGCCACCAGAAGTTCTTACAGGCGGTTTGCAATCTTTTGGTTACTATTCAGTATGGGAGAACGGGAAACTTATTAAAAAGTATGGTGTAATACCTACAAAATCTGGTGAAGCAAAAACTTTTGATGACTCTATACGAAGAGATGCCGCTAATTTTGCAACGCATGGTGGTGTAAGATGGATAGATGCGTCTGACCCTAAAAATCCAAAATATCAATATGACGATTAGTTTTCCCTGAATTATATATCTTATTTTAATAATATGGTAATTGTAATAAATAATATGATAATATGGAAAAGTTAAGCGTCAACCCACAAGGTTTAAATATCTTGGCTGAGGTTACAAAATTACCTTCGTACGTAGACGGTGTTTATATGGGTGAGTCTCAAATGACTACGAAAATGAATATTGAATACTACTACGGATCTGCCATAAAGTTGGGAGATAGTGCTAATGCTAAAGATCAATGCCCAGAAGTAAAAGAAGGTGATAATATTGTCTTTGCACAATTTGCAGGCTATGGAGTCCCAACAACAGATGGGTATTGTAAAGTAATTAGAGGTCACGATATCGTGGCTATTGTAAAAGGTAAATTTGAAAACATGTCAGAGACAAGCGTAAGACCAACAGGAGAAAGAATTCTAGTAAAAATTATAGGTGAAGAACTAATCCAAGATGGTGTATATGATGACACTATTGATCCTAGAGAAGCACTTACACAAAAAGGAGTGGTAGTTTCTTGCGCGAAAGGTGCAACTAAATACCCTAAAGGAACTGTTGTTGCTTTTGACCCCTACTGTGGTAATCTTATTATGAATGAAAATGATTGCAAATTAAAGACAATTAATCAATTTGATATTTTATATACCATAGATAAATAATGAGTTTATCACAACGCTATTTTAACACTGAAGATACCACAGTTTCTGAGAAGGATAAGTCTGAATACACTTATCTTTCCCAGTCAGTGGATTTCTATATTGCTTCGTTGGTTCGTGAAAAAAGCCACATTAAACACGCTCGTGATTTATACGATGGCGTGCGGGACAAAGCAGAATACCGATACTTGGAAGAGGTCTTTGGTATAGAAACACCGATAGCGGTTAAAATGACACCACTTATTAAAACACGTATTGATGTTTTGATAGGTATATTGTTAGATGAAACTTTTACCTACAGGATATCTATAAATGATTCTGCATCACTTACAGATGTAGAGAACAAAAAGATAAGTGAAAAAGCTAAAATTATTCTCGGTAAGTGGCAAGAGTTTCACGATACTAATGTTAAGTTAGTTCAAAAAGGTGAAGCTCCAAATGAAACTGCACATGAGAAAGATTTTCTTTCTAAATTAAATGAAAAAATAAATAACAGTTTTATATCTGAGTTTGAAATCGCTGCACAATCTTTAATCAAATTTTTTGAGCAAGATGCTACAATAGATATACGACAAAAAATAAAACAATACTTTTTAGATCTTCTTATATCAGGTGAAGCTTATTACAGAACTTGGGTTTCCCGTTTAGGTGAAGATCCACAATTGGAAATATGTAAACCTGAAAATGTTTTTATTAGTAAAAACACAAGTCATCAGTTCATGTCAACTGGTAACAAACCCAATGTAACTGCAGCTGTACACAGATACTTTTTGAAAAGAACTGAAATACTGCAACGTTGGGGCCACGTTATGACTGACGAGCAAAAAGAAAATTTATTTGGGCAAGCTAGTTCTGAGGGCGCAAGAGTTATTAGAGATCCTAGGCAACTAGACCACATGTACGATGCTCAATGGGCTAATAATGAAAACCAACACATGAATAGTGCTTCGGATACTCTCCCAGTATATCATGTTGAATGGCTAGCCAACAATGAAGTAGAACTTTCCGCTGAAGATATAAAAAACTTTGAAGTAGTTGAGGAAATAACTAGTAAATTTGATGACCACTTAAAGAAAGGAAAATCCGCTGGTAGTGGTAAACCAAATAAAAAAGGTTATAGATTGGATCGCTACGAGGGAATTCGTATAGGTTGGGATATCTACTTAGAATTGGGTAAAAGTAAATTTGCACCACGTAGTATAGGAGCTCCTTCTTTTACTACACTATCTTATAATGGCGTAGGTTACAATGACAGAAATTCAAAACCATATTCTTTAACTTTATCTTTAAAAGATTTACAAGATTCTTATGATGTTGTAACTTTCTTCAGAGATAATATTATAGCAAACGCAGGTGTTGATGGTTCTCGTATAAATCTTGCAGCTATACCTAAGGTTTTAGGTCAAGATTTTATGGAGCGTCTAATGAAATTTATAGCTTTCCGTAAACAAGGATTGGAAATATATGATCCCACAGAGGAAGGTGCAAATCTGTTTCAACATTACGGTGACTTTAAAGGGTCTATGAATGGAAATACTATTCAGCAATTAAATATTGTACTTGAATCTATACAAGCTCAAGCAGACGTAGTTACTGGTATTAACCGACATATGTACGCAGCTGCTGAACAAAGAGACGCAGTTACAAACGTACAGTCAGGAATTAAACAAACTTCACTTATTACTAAGGATTTATTTGAACTTGTTTTTGACAGTAGAAAGCATCTATTAACTGATCTTTTAAATTGGGCAAAAATTACTTATAAAAAAGGTAAACGTGGGTCTTATATTTTAGGACAAAGAACAATATTGTTTCATGCACAACCAGAAAATTACAGATTTACTGACTTCAATATCCATGTAGTTAATTCTAGCCGTGAGAATTTGAAGCTAGAAAAATTAAATGCTCTTGCACCACAATTAGCTGGTAAAGGAGTAATGGAAGACGAAACACTTATAAAAATGATTATGACAGATTCTCCTTCAGAAGCATTGATGTTAGCTGAGGATAGTATGGCAAAACGTAAAGCTGAAAATGATCAAGTTAAGAAAATGTCTGAGCAATTACAGCAATTACAATCTCAATCTGAGCAACTTCAACAAGAGTTAGAAAAGATGAAGGTGGAGAAAGCAAAATTAGAAAAAGCCGACAAAGAATTGAAAATGGCAGATTTAGCTATAAGAAAAAATGAGTCAGAAGAACGCATTAGACAAAGTGATGAACGTTTAACTTTAGACACAAAAATACAGGAAGCTGAAGTTGCAAAAGATATTGAAGTTGTGCGTTTGGAAAGAGAACAGTTATATGCTGAAAATGTAAGTGGAAACGCTAGACAAGTAAAAAATAATTTATGAGTCAAGAGAAAAGATATATCATAAGGTTGGACAGTAGAACAATTGTATCTGTTTTATCTTACCAACTATACAAACCAAAATGGTTAAATCACTTTGGTTCAGTAGAGCAAGTAAATGAATTTATAAAAAATTATAACAACTAAAAGTATGGATATTAGAGTAGTTGAAAGTGTAGCCACCAGTGGTGGTATGAATGATCCAAGTGTTCGTATTGATTCTTCTTTAGAAAATATAAGTTTGGCTTGGGATGAAACCACATCTAAATTATCTATTGTTGATTATAATTTAGATTATAGTGTTTTGCCTTTTCAGATTGGATCTGATATGGTGAAAAAAGTATTTTTGACTTACAACGGTAAAAATAAAACCACAGGTAGTATGGTTGAAACTGTATTAGTTCAATCTAGTGCTGACGCTGATTTAAACCAAATACCAGGATATAGAAATTCAAATGAATGGGCGTACACTCCTAGTGAGTTCAGATACAACCCAGAATTAAGAAATTTAACAAATCCTTTGGATTACGCAAATATGCCGTTTGATTACGGTCAAGGCTTTACAGTGGTAAGACAATTTTTAACTGCACAAGCAAATGTAAGTCCAGGTACACCTGCATACACAGCATTTTACCGTGCACCTCACTTTACTTCTTTTCTCCCTGCAAATGTGGAAAGTAATAGAATATATGTAGATGGTTGGTACACTAGTTATGTAATTGCTTGTAAAACCTGGGCTGTTTTAGACCCGGCACTAAACGGTTCTACAGAAGGACATATTTTGTTTTACCCTAACCAGAACAAATTTTATAAAAATATCACAGGTGCTGGTGGTAGTTTAATACAAGACCCTCAAAATAGTTTATTACTAAAACCTGACACTACTAACTGGTCACCAGACCCTAACTTTGAGGACTGGACTGATTTTATGCGTTTATATGTGGATTCATTTTTAGTTGATTCTCCTGTTTATTATGCTGAGACGCAGCATTTAGTGACTGTGGAATTAAATAGAGCTATATTAAAAGAATTAAAGCAGCAATGTTCATGTTGTCATGATCCTAACTTTGATACTTCTAAGATAATAGCTTATATGAAGTTGATGCAAAAACGCCTAGGTGCTTATGTACAATTTAACGCAGAAATTTTTCATGAAGCTTCTTGTATATTAGACAGCGCAAGATCTTTGTGTACTTTATGTTTATATAATACTGACGATTCATGTTGTTAAACTTTACAGATGACTATATATCTACCATAAATTCTGGTAGATTATTGTTAGGAGACATACAGTTAACATTGGCGCAACAAGAGCCATATATTGGTAACTCCCCTACTTTAGATAGAATGTATGCTCAAAGTATAATCATTTCAGGTATTATTGATTATTTTGAAAATGATGACAATAGTAATCCCAGAGAAAATGAAGCATTGTTGATGTGTTTGAGAAGTGCAATAGATAAAAATATTTGCAGAAGACCTAGAAATAGCACTCAAGATGTGCGTAATTACCATGTAAAGCAATAACACTTAAATAAAAATATTATGCCAGGAACATACCAACAAAATAACAGTATCTTAGGACAGTCACAAACTAACCCAAGAGCTATGCGGGTTTCTAATACGCCGGATACAGATAGTCGAGAAATAAAAATTACAGGTAGCTCTACAACAATAACGCCAAACTTTATGTTTGACCATACTTTTACAACGTATATTGCGCCTGTGGCTAATGGTTTAACTGTAAATTTTTATTATCCTATAAAAGCTGAAAATAGAAGTTTGCATAGCCTGTGCTTAGATAATTCCAATAACACTGTGTATAAACTTTTTACTTTTTCACCAGAATATGTCTTCTTGGATGACATGGGTAACACTGCAAACACTTATACTGTAGGCGCTGGTAAAAAGCAAATCTGGTATGGTGCTATAATTAGCGGTAAATTCTATTTAAGAGTTGAAAGCGGTAGTACCAATTAAGTTTAAAACTTTTTTCCTATAATCGAGTAATAATAAATAATAAGACAATATGGACACAGCAACATCATTAGAAGATCTTCACGACGAAGATCACTTAGATTTAAATTTAGACAACACAGCGGTAGATCCCATAGATCCTGCAACACCTGAACCAGATAATACTGACTCTGAACCAGAGCTTATTGAAGGTGATGATACAACCCCTGGTATTGAGCAATTTTTATCTCAATACGGTGTAGTTGGCGGTATGATTTCCTTTGAGGATGGAGATAAGCACTTTGATGAATTATCTGAATCAGAGAAATTCAACGTTTTACATGACCTTGCACAAACTACATCTGCTACAGTTGAAGAAGAACACGGATTAGACGAGGAAGAAGTAGGATTGATTAACTGGATTCGTGAACAAAACCAACCATTACAACAATCTATTGAGCTTCTTGCGCAACAAAGAGTAGAACAAATTTTAGCACTATCTGAATCAGGAAGTACTGATTTTTCAGCTATGTCAGATGATGCAGTTATGATGAAATGGTTGCAAAGTAATGACCCTGAAGCTTCTGAAGAAGATCTTGCTGAAGAATTAGCAAGAGCAAAAGACGGAAAATTCTTTGTTAAAACTGTTGAAAAATACAGAGAGCAATTTGTTAGAGAACAAACTGTTCAACAAGCAGAAGCAAGAGAAGATGAACACCAAGAAATGTATGCTGAGATTGAAGAACAACGTAGCCTTATTGCTACTACTGTTGCAAATATCAAAGATGTTGTAGGTTTCGAAGTAAGTGAAGAAGATAAAAATTTAGTTTTGCATGATCTTTTAGAAGTAAATGAGTATGGTGATTCTTTATTTATGGAAGAAGTATTTTCAGACCCAGAACGTTTATTTAAAGCAGCTTGGTTGTACAAAAATGCTGAAGCTTACATGGATGAATTAGAAAAGCATTACAAGAAAGAAATTTCTAAAGCTTTTCACAGTGGAAAATCAGAGGCTATTAATGGTTTATCAAGAGAGCCTATTGGTGGTTCAAACGGTAACCCAGGAAAAACAAATAAAATTGATCCTGTTCGTGTAGAAAAGTTTTCTAGTTTAGAAGACTTACATAGTGATGATTAATTTTTACCTGACAACTTTAAAACTTTTTAATTTTAATATCACGTTAATAATAACCAAGGGTGGTAATCCCATCCAAAAAACAAAAGCAAAATGAAAATTGTAGACAGAAACACCGTTGTGCAGAACATTAGTGACACAAAAACGGTTCAAAATTTCGGTGCACTTTTGGGGTCAAAACCTCACAAGTTAGGTGCTGTAGTAACAATGTACAAAAACTTAGCTTTGTCAACTTTGACAGATGCGTTGAAAAATGTATATTACAATCCTAAAAAAGATGGTGGTTCTTTTACCCCTATTAATTCTATGATTGTAGAATGGACTATTGATGTTAATTTCATCAAAAGAGTAAAAATTGTAGGAAATATTTCTGGGAATGGTTTAAACAAAAATCCAGAGTCTATTATCCTTGCAGAAAGATATTACGATAAAAGTGATACTTTTTCTTTAGAAAACAAGCAACAATTATTTGTAATTGCACCACCACGTAAATTAGCTCAAAACCGTTGGGAATATAGAGTAGTTTTAGTTGGTAATGACCTTACAAAAACTATTGAGCTTAACGCAGCAGCAAATGGTAAACAAACACGTTACCGTTCGAATTACCACCCAGAATTATCTGAAAGAGGTTACACGAAATTCATTGCAAACACTGAAATTCACCGTAATTACTTATCTCGTCAGAGAGCATCTACTTCTTGGTCTGGAGATTTCGCAATGGCAGAAGATGTTTTTATCCAAGTAGGAAAAGATCCAAAATCCGCTGATTCTTATTTTAAAATGAATAAGAAAGAAAAAGAATGTTTAGATACTTTCTTAATCTCTCGTGAGCAAAACTGTTTGTTTTCTGAAACAAATTACGATGTTAACGGAAAATGTTTAGACCAAGATGATCACGGACGTGATATCCCTATGGGTGATGGTGTTATTCCACAAATCGAAAGATACTGTGATAAATTCTCTTACTCTATCATGACTTCTGACGTCTTAGATGACGTTTTATCAGCAATGAGAGAGAAATCAAACACACCTACAGGTAACACTTACGCAGTAGTTTGTAACGAGCGTTTCTACGACCAAGTTGGTAAGTTAATGATGGCTGATTTACGTTTTGTATCTTCTGCAGATGGTGGTTATTTCTACTCTAAAGCAGCAAGCGGTAAAATTAAAGTTGGTGCTGAGTTTGATACTTACACTATGCAAGGTAACACGATTACTTTCATGCCAGACAGAGTTCTTTCACAAGAATACCCAGATGGTGGTTACGGAATCTTCTTAGATACAGGTGCTGATTTGAGTTCAGGTCGTCCTAACATTGCTTCATTTACTTTACAAGGTGCTGAGATGATCTCAGGTTCTTTAAATGGAATGGGTGGTGCTAATGGAAACACTTCAGGTGAAATTTCTACATCAGTACACGGTTCTAGTTACCATTTATTAGGATACTCTGGTGTTATGGTATTTAACCCTTATATGTCATTCATTATCTCTGAATCAAGAGTTGGATGATCCATCTAAATTAAATTAAAAACTAAGCACCCACTAATACTGGGTGCTTTTTTAGTTTGTAAACTCTGGGTATCTAAGGACAAAATTAATACCCTTACAAATTAAAAAACATTTAATATATTACCGGACATTAAAAATATGTAGATATGGAACAAACAATTGATCAATTAGAGAATGGTACAGCAATGGACCAAATTATAGAGATTAAATCAATCTTTAAAACAGCTGGAAAGCACATTATACAACCTGCTTATAATTCACACACTGGTTGGTGGGCTGGAGTAGATCGCTATTCAGAAGAAGAAAAGAAAACTAAGAATTATTTTGTAACAGTAGGAGACAGATCAAACCCACACTTAAATACTAAAATAGTATTGAAAGACGGTTTGTTTCTTGATTTGAGAAATGAGATTGATTCTATCAACTGGAAATGGTTGAAAGAATGCCCAGAAATTGCTATGTCATATGCAGAGGCCCAAGGTTCTAAAGCATTATTCTACATTCATATGGAAGGTCGTGAATCAGAAACTACAAACAGAAAGACTGAGTCTAGATTTGAAGCTATGCAATTAGTAATGAATGATCCTACTACTAACTATGAAAACAGAGCATTGTTATTAAACATGGACATGGAAGGAGAGCGTCCTTCTGTAATTAAAGAATTCTTGTTAGATAAAGCTCAAAAAGATCCACAAGCGATTGTAAGAATCTACCGTAACAAATCTATGAAAATTAATTTGTTATACTTAAAAGCTAAAAAAGCAAACAAAATTACAGTAAATCCTTTGGATAGTGTTATCAAGTATGGTGGACAAATCTTAGGGTTATCTGATGAAGCTGCAATTGCTTTCTTACAAAGTAATGAAGATGTTTTGGAATTGTTAGAGCGTGAAGTTAATCCTGAATATTTCCAGGAACAAATTGCTAAAGCTGACACTAAATTAACACCAGTACAACTAGCTCAAGCGGCTAGAACGCAACAATTAAAAGAACAAAAAGATAACAAATAATTATGACAGAAAAAGGGGCTTACGAGAGTATCTTAAGAGAATTGAGGAAGGCTAAAGCCCCTTCTCTACATCTTGAGGACTATAATTATTGGATAAACAAAGGCATACAAGAATATATAAATGAACGTTATGCTAAGTTTGAAATATCACAACAAGTTACTGATGACCTACAGCCTATAATGGTTTCAGATGATTTTGTAATTTCTAGTCCAACTACAGGTTATTACGAGTCTGATCCAACCCAATCTTTTGCGGTTATAACAGGTAAAAAATATGGTTCAGACTATGTTAGATTCAATGGCCCTACTAATTACTGGCACATGACTGGGTCTAACGTGACTATGGTTACTAGATTTCCTTATAAATGTTACCCAGTTGGATATGAGGATACACGACCTTCTAAGAAATTATCAGCATCAAATTCAAATGGTATTATAGATAATGCCTATTTGAAACCTAGTAATCTTAGACCTTACCACGATTTTGCAGATGGAATAGGTGCATCATTATCGCCTGATATTACTATCTACTTTGGTGATAAAGCCAAATACAATGTAAAACGTATATGTTTAGATTACTTGAAAAAAGTGGCTACAGTAAACCTTACTTTAAGTCAAAGAGATTTGCCGTTAGATACTTCTGCACTTATGGAATTCCCAGACTACGTTTGTAATGAAATCGTAAAGAGATGCTTAAAATTGTTATTGGAAAATTCTTCAGACGCTAGATTACAAAACTACGTTCCTGTAAATCAAACAATACAATAAACAATTACC